CATCGAGCCTAGCAACCGTTGCAACCTCTGGTTCTTATGCAGACTTGTCTAACAAGCCTACACTTTTTTCTGGTTCATTTGCAGATTTAACAAGCAAACCCACTACACTATCGGGATACGGAGTTACTGCCGTTGCTGGTGGAACATTCTGATACAGTTTTATCATGCAGTTTTATACGTACGCACATTACAAGCCAGAACAAGGCGGCCTGTTCTACATAGGAAAAGGCCAAGGTAATCGTGCGTACAATACAAACAAAAGAAACCCACATTGGGTACGTATTGTAAATAAATATGGAAAACCTGATGTAGAGGTATTGGCGTACTGGGAAACAGAGAAAGAAGCATTTGATCATGAAAAATTGTTAATTGCATCTTTTAGGGACATGGGATTTGTTTTGGCAAATGTTACCGATGGTGGTGAGGGCTGTGTGGGAATGCGTCATACAGATGAAGTTAAGAAAAGAATTTCCCGCCTAAATACGGGCAGGAAAATGCCGCAAGAACAGATTGAAAAAATTAGACTTGCAAACACGGGTAAAAAACATACGCAAGAAACAAAAGATTATTTGAGAAAAATAAATCTTGAAAGAGTTCTTACTGACGAACAAAGGTCTAAAATATCTGCGGCGGGAAAAGGTAAAAAATTAAGCGAAGAAGCGAAAGATAAGATTCGACAAAAAGCATTGGGAAGAAAAATGTCAGACGAACACAGAGCTATTATTTCTGCCACTCATAAAGGCAAAAAACAAAGCCCGGAGCAAATTAGCAAACGGATTGCATCAAGATTAGCTACTATCGCAGCTAAGAAACTAAACGAAAGAAAGGTTTAAACATGGCCGCCACAGGATTTACCCCTATAAAAATTTACGCTAGCTCGACTGCTTCTAGTGTCCCGCTTGCAGCTAACCTTGATAACACCAACGGTGCAGAGTTAGCGATTAACACCGCAGATGGACGTCTTTTCTACAAGGACAGTTCTGGCGTTGTTCAGACTATGGCCTCTAAAGCCACTGGCGCTATTGGTGGTTCTACTACCCAAGTCCAGTTCAACAACGCTGGTGTTTTGGGTGGCTCTGCTTCTCTGACATGGAGCGGCACAGTATTGACCTCTTCGGGCTTTGCTGGCCCATTGAACGGTACTGTGGGTGCTACTACTGCTAACACTGGTGCGTTTACAACCCTGTCGGCTTCCTCTACCGTTTCTGGTACAGGCTTCAGCACTTACTTGGCATCTCCTCCAGCTATCGGCGGCACAGCAGCAGCCGCTGGTTCGTTTACTACTCTGAATAGCACAGGCGGCGCACTGAACGGCTCTATCGGCGCTACAACTGCAAGCACTGGCGCGTTTACTACGCTTACCACAACAGGAACAATTAACCTAATTACAGTAGGTACTAGTGTCTCTAACTCTAATCTTCGCGTCGGCGCTTCTGCGGGTAATTCATCAGACGCTTGGAACACATTTGTTGGAGCCGCTGCTGGAAGCGCATCAAATACAGGACGAGCAAACACTATTGTTGGCGCTAATACTGGTGCAGCTATCACAAGTGGGGCGAGTAATGCCTTTTTTGGTGGGGGGCAAAATGCTTCTGAGGCTGCCGGAGGGTCTGTTACAACAGGCAGTCAAAACACAGCGATTGGCTCTCAGGCTCTTTCTAAAAACACCACAGCATCTAACAACACTGCTGTGGGTTATCAGTCTCTTTACACAAATACGACTAGCGCAAACAACACGGCAATCGGTAACTTATCGGGAAGAACCTATGCTGGAACAGGTAGTTCGTTCGTTGGTGCAGAGGCTGGTTATTCTGCGACTACTGGCAATTATCTAACTGCGGTTGGTTATCAAGCGCTAAACAACGCTGCCGTCACAGGTTCAAATATTGAGGCTTTTGGCTATCGCGCACTTTTTAACAACACTAGTGGCGCTAATAACGTAGCAGTTGGAAGCCAAGCTCTCCAGTTCAACACCACAGCATCTTACAACACTGCTGTTGGGTCTCTGGCGGCGTTAAGCAACACTACTGGCACCGATAATAATGCGTTTGGGTACAATGTTTTTCGTCAAAACACTACGGGATATGGAAATTCCGCATTTGGTGGAGCGGGTACTTATGTAGCTTCCGCAATGCAAGCTAACACGACAGGGTACAACAACAGCGCTTTTGGTAACGGAGCTTTGGCTTCTAACACTTCAGGAGCACTTAATACTGCTGTGGGTCACACAGCTATGTACTACAACACAACTGGTGGCGGCAACGTGGCTGTGGGGCAACTAGCCCTCCAAGCCAACACAACAGGTAGTTACAACACGGCTATGGGCAAAGAAGCTCTCCAAGCCAACACCACAGCAACTGGCAACACGGCGGTAGGGTATCAGGCGGCTTATACAAATAGTACGGGAACAAATTTAACTGCTATTGGTTATGGTGCTTTATATGGAAATACGACAGGTAGTAGTAATTCTGCATTAGGTTTAAACGCATTACAAACAAATAGTACAGGTGCATCAAATACAGGATTGGGTGTTGGTGCTTTACAGTTAAATACAACAGCATCAAATAATACTGCGGTTGGCTACCAAGCGTCATACTCAAATACAACTGGCGCAAGTAATGCAAGTTTGGGTTACGCATCTTTGTTTAGCAATACAACAGGAAGTTTTAATACCGCTATCGGACAAAATGCGCTATCTGCAAACACCACAGCATCTAACAATACTGCTGTAGGTTATCAATCTTTGTACACCAGCAACGGCACAGGTAGTCAAGGTCAAGTCGCCGTTGGTTACCAAGCGGGATACAGCAATACAACAGGATTTGTCACAGCATTTGGTAATCAAGCGTCTTTTGCTCAAACAACTGGTGGTGGTAATAGCGCATTTGGTAATCAAGCAATGCGTAGCACGACCACAGGCTCAAACAATACAGCTATGGGCGAAACAGCCCTGTACTCCAACACCACAGCATCTAACAATACTGCTGTAGGTTATCAAGCCGCTTACAGTAACACTACTGGATCAAACATCACTGCTGTTGGAAGATATGCCGCAAAAAGCAATACAACTGGCACAAATATAACTGCTGTTGGAACTGCGGCACTTTTTTCTAACACAACTGGTGAATTTAACATTGCGGTTGGTGGTGATTCTTTATTTACAAACACAACTGGAAATTACAATACTGCGCTTGGTCATAGTTCCTTAGTTAACAACACCACAGCCTCATACAACACTGCTGTAGGTTATCAGGCGGGGTATAGCAATACAACTGGTGATAGTAGCGTTGCTATTGGTCCATTTGCTCTATCTGCTGTAACAACAGGAACATCAAATATTGCAATTGGTCGTGGTGCAATTAGCCAAGCAGACGGAAGTTCATATTCCATAGCTATTGGAAGAGATGCTTTGAGGAACACTACAGCCTCATACAACACTGCTGTAGGCTATCAGGCAGGGTATAGCAATACTACTGGTTCTGCACAAGCTGCTTTTGGGGAAAGTGCATTGTATACCTGTACAACAGGCACTCAAAACACTGCTATTGGTCGTGCCGCTGGATTTAGTATCACATCAGGAAACTACAATACTTGTCTTGGTTGGCAAGCTGGGCAAGGTGGTGTGTCCATAACAAGTGGTTCAAATAACACGATTCTTGGTTATAACTGTTCTGTTGGAAATGCTACTGATAGCAACACCATTGTTGTTGGAACAAATAATCATTTAGGCAAAGGTTCAAATACAGGATTTATTTCACCAAATGGTGGTGGCGTTTACCAAGGCAACAACTCAGCAACATGGTCTATAACTTCTGACCGCCGTTTGAAGAAAAACATTGTTGACAACAACAGCGGTTTGGAAAAGATTGCTGCCATTCAAGTGCGTAACTTTGAGTACCGCTTGCCTGAAGAGGTGGATGCAGAACTCAAGCCAACCGATGCCATCCAAAAAGAAGGTGTGCAATTGGGTGCGATTGCCCAAGAACTACAACAGGTATTGCCTGACTGCGTTAAGACTGAATCCACAGGTGTTATGTCTGTAGATACCGACAACTTGACTTGGTACTTAATCAACGCCGTCAAGGAACTCAAAGCCGAGGTGGACAGCCTCAAATCTCAACTTAAAGGAGCTTAATCATGTCTGAAATCATCGAACAAATCACCGCTGAAGAAATTGCTCGCCACTACAGCGCAGCTATGGACTCCGTAAACCTCATCAATGCAGGTCAACCCGAAGGCATGGAAGATGCTGAGTGGGCAGACTGCTTGGAGCGGAACGTCGATCATTTAAAAATTATGGTCGCTAAAGACTTCATGCAAGACCAAGACCTTGCACCCCTAAAGGCTGCGATTAAATAACGGGAAGCCGCCACCCGACCTTGGCGGCACATTGAAAGGAAATACGATATGGCAAACAAACAGCCCCAAATCGTGACAATAGACGGAGTTGATTTCGACGTTAACGACTTCAACGAGAACCAACTTCTCCTGCTGAACCACACAGCAGACTTGGATCGTAAGATTGCATCGACTCAATTCCAACTGCAACAACTGAATGTCGGTAAGGATGCTTTCTTGGCTATGTTGAAAGAAGCATTGAAAGAGCAACCTGCCGAAGCAGAGGTAAAAGAATGAGCGATGTAAATTCAGCTATTGCCGCAGCGGCATCGGAGGCTTTGGTCAGCCAAGTGACTGGTAAGAAGTTCTATCTTTCCAAGACATTTTGGGTGAACGTAGTCTGCGCCGCCGCGCTTGGTCTTCAGATGCGTTATGGCTTTGTGATCGGTGCTGAACTGCAAGCTCTAGCGCTTACAGCAATCAACCTTGGTCTGCGTAAGATTACAAATCAACCCGTAACTTGGTAAACTGACACATTAGTTGGTATAATGGGGGGATTCGTTCCCCCCTGTTTGGAGCCGAGATGAATGAGTTGTTTAATTTACTCAAGGGTGCCGCTCCCGTTTTAGCTAACGTGATTGCCGGGCCTCTAGGCGGAATGGCCGTTGCGGCTATTGCCAATAAACTTGGCGTTCCACCAGAACAGATTTCCTCCACTATCCAGAATGATCCAGAAGCCTTCGCCAAGATTAAGGAACTGGAACTGGAGTACGCTAAGCTGACATTCCAAGATCGCGCATCGGCTCGTGAGCGAGAGTCAACTATTGCGGTTAGCGCGGCTCCCTTTGTAAGCAAGATCATCACTCCCATCTTGGCGCTGGTCATAGTCTCTGTATGGGGGTTGATCCAGTGGTTCCTATTAAATAACACCGTTTCTACAGAGATGAGAGAACTTGTCATCCGCGTACTAGGCACGATGGATGGTGCTTTGATGTTGGTTCTTTCCTACTATTTTGGCTCATCAAATGAAAAGTAATTTTGATCTGGCTTTGACCCAACTCCTCAAGCATGAGGGTGGCTACGTTAATCATAAACTCGACCCGGGTGGTATGACCAACCTTGGCGTTACGAGAGCCGTGTGGGAATCCTACGTAGGACGACCATCTTCCGAAAAGGAAATGAGGGCACTAACTCCGGCTCAAGTGGCTCCTCTGTATAAGCGTAAGTATTGGGATGCAATCAATGGCGATAGTCTGCCTTCTGGCTTGGATATATGTGTGTTTGACTGTGCGGTAAATTCAGGAGTTGGTAGAGCGGCCAAGATGCTACAAGGAGTTTTAGGTCTGACTCAAGACGGAAGTATCGGTCCAAAGACTCTAGACGCTTGTAAGAAGCACACTACTAAAGATTTGATTGACAAGTTTTCTGCTGCGCGGCAGAAGTTTTTAGAAGCACTTCCCACGTTTGGTACGTTTGGAAAAGGTTGGACATCTAGGGTTGCCGAAGTAGAGAACAAAAGCACTCTCTTAGCATGACCACCATACTGGCTGATTTAAAACTTGGGGTGATGGTTGCTGACTCAAGTATCAGCGACGGGGACCGCGTATGGAGCGGCAGGAAAGTATTTAGATTCAAGGGAACTCTACTAGGCTTCTCGGGAAACATAGATGAAGCCATAGGATTTTTAGTCTGGTACAAAAAAGGACTAAAGGACAAGCATCCTAGATTTTCCAATTCTCATGCCCTCGTAATGAACGACGCAGGGCTTTTTTATTTTGGCGCTTCATGTATAGGTCAGCCAATTAAGAGCGGAATCGAGGCGATAGGTACGGGGGCTAAAGCAGCCATCTGTGCTTACGAGGCGATGGGGTTTCAAAAACCCGAGGCAGCAGTGAAACTTGTGTGCAAGCATGATGCTGGGTCGAGAGTCCCGGTACGTACCTACAAACTAAGGCCATGAACTACTCTGATTACTACCAATTTTGTACCGTCCGCCAACTGGAATATTTACAGGCTATTGAAGAACACGGAAGCGCAAGAGCCGCAGCCAAACAATTTGGGGTTAACAAAAACACCATCAACGAAGCCGTTGCTTCCGTAAAGAAGAAAGCCGCTTTACAAGGATTTTCTCCAGAGCATGATTGGACTCACCCCGTTCCAAGTACCCATATCGCTAGAGGGGTCAGTACTTATTACAACGAAGAGGGAAAACCTACCGCTACTTGGGTTAAAGCAGACATCAAACAAGGTGCCCACTTAGAGGCCGTTAAAGAAGCCGTAGCCGCGTTTATTGAAGACGTGCCCAGTCTACCAGTGGCTCAAGCCCCGAAGAAGTTTAACTCCGATGTAATCCCTTGGCTACAGATTGGAGACGCTCACCTAGGTATGTTAGCTCACGCCGCTGAAGTGGGGGAGAACTTTGACCTCAAGATTGCGGAACAGGAATTGTGCGGAGCTATCTCTATTTTGATTGACGAACTCCCCCCGTGCGAGAGGATGGTCATCAACGATCTGGGGGACTTTACCCACTACGAAAACTATACAGGGACTACAGAAGCCAGCGGACACGCACTAGACTGCGATACGCGTTTTCCCAAGATGATTAAAACCTACAGCCGGGTGATGAGGTTTATCGTTGATAAGTGTTTAGAGAAGTCTAAATTCGTAGACGTGATCGTGAACCAAGGAAACCATTCTAGGACCAACGATATCTGGATGGCTGAACTCTTGCGCGTAGCTTACGGCGAATCTGGTCGGGTGAATATCCTCAACAACGAGAGCGTGTTCATAGCCTATCGCATGGGGAATACGTTAGTAATGACTCACCACTCCGACAAATGCAAGCCTAAAGATTTAGTGAACGTCATGACCTCAGACTTTAGGAAAGACTTTGGGGAAACAGAACACCACTATATAGACATCGGCCACGTCCATCACGGAATGGTCATGAAAGAACATCCATCGGTTTTTGTGGAGTCGTTTAACCACCTCGCCGGATTGGATAAATGGGCGCACGATTTTGGTTACAGGAACCGAAAATCTATTACAATCATACTTAGAAGCAAGACTTACGGAGAAGTTGGTAGACGCTTACTTCCAATTCAAGAAATTCGTGCTAGACTTACCAACGCATCTGGTAAAATAGTCAAGCCAAAAGAGGTATACTCTGTATGAGTCAATCTCTTATTATCGTCACAGGCTTAATTTACGCCGTGATTGCTGTAGATCAATATATCAAGGGCGGGACGGGAACAAGTATTATGTTTCTTGGATACGCTTTGGCCAACATCGGGGTCTATCTACAAGCAAAGTAGTCTTTTCCCGTTGCTTTCGTAAGAGACAAGTGAGAAAATGATTCATGCTTAAGAAGATCCTATTTCGTCCGGGCGTGTCAAGGGAGAACACAAGATACGCTTCCGAGACAATTGGCCCTGTAAACTCGCCTACTCAGACGGTAGGCGGGTGGTATGAATGCGACAAAGTTAGATTTAGGGCTGGCACTCCCGAGAAGATCGGGGGGTGGGTTCCTGCAACACTTAATACGTTCTTAGGTAAGTGTAGGGCTTTATGGGCGTGGGCTACCCTAGACGGGACTAAGCTCGTTTCCGTAGGGACGAATCTTAAGTACTACATCATGCGGGGCGGTGTTTACTACGACATCACACCCGTTCGGGTAACGGTTACCCTGACCAATCCTTTTACTGCAACTAATCTTTCTTCTACTATTACAGTAGCCGCCACGGCTCATGGCGCTGTCACAGGTACTTATGTAACGTTCTCTGGGGCTACAGGTCTTGGAGGAAATATCACTGCTGCGGTCTTGAATCGAGAGTATCAGATTACAGTAGTAGATGTAAACACTTACACGTTCGTGGCTACGGCTACCGCAAATACGTCGGACACGGGTAACGGCGGAACAGTTTCAGCGGCGTATCAATACAACGTAGGGCCAGAATTCCAAGTACCTCTTACGGGCTGGGGTGCTGGTCTTTGGGGATATGGTACGTGGGGGAACGGTCAATCCGCTTCTTCTTCCATGAGGCTGTGGAGTCAGTCTAACTTTGGAGAGAACTTAATTTTTGGATATCGCGGCGGACCTATTTTCTACTGGCAAAATTCACTTGGAGTGGGGACTCGTGCTTCTACTTTGACCACTGGGGATACGCCTAGCGTTCAGAACTATTTAATGGTGTCGGATGCCAGTCGATTTATAATGGCGTTTGGCGTGAATGATTACGGAAGTTTTGCTCAAGACCCCATGTTAATTAGGTGGTCAGACCAAGAATCTACTACGGACTGGACGCCATCTGCGACCAATCAGGCGGGCAGTTTAAGACTGTCTCACGGCTCTCAGATCATTACGGCGCTTCAATCCCGCCAAGAGATATTAGTTTGGACGGATTCGTCTCTTTATGCCCTACAGTATCTTGGCCCTCCAGTGGTTTGGGGCAGTCAAATCTTGGGGGATAACATTTCCATCTTGTCGGAGAACGCTGTTTCTCTGGCCTCTGGTGTAACTTATTGGATGGGCGTAGATAAGTTCTACAAATACGACGGACGTGTCAATACACTACGTTGCGATTTAAGACAGTATATTTATTCCGATATTAACCTTCAACAGAACCAACAGGTATTCTCCGGAACCAATGAAGGATTTAATGAGGTCTGGTGGTTCTACTGCTCTGCCAATTCAACTACTGTAGATAAGTACGTGGTCTATAACTACCTAGAAGATGTGTGGTACTACGGTACGATGGCTCGTACTGCATGGTTAGACTCTGGAATCTTGGACAACCCTATTGCCACGACTTATGCGAATACGATGGTAAACCACGAAGTCGGAGTGGACGACAATATAAATGGCACACCCGTGGCTATTGCAGCTAATATCCAATCTTCTGAGTTCGATATCGACGACGGGCATAACTTTGGGTTTATTTACAGGATGCTGCCAGACTTGACCTTCAGGGGATCTGCAAGTAGCCCGACTCCGCAAGTAACCATGACACTGATCCCTCTGGCTAACTCTGGTGCGGGGTATAACATACCTCAATCCGAAGGCGGCAGTAGTAGCGCATCAGTTCAAAGAATAGCCACCGTGCCAGTAGAGCAATTTACAGGACAAGTATTTATAAGGGTCCGAGGAAGACAACTTGTATTTAAGATTGAGTCCAATCAACTGGGGACGACATGGCAGTTGGGCGCTCCTAGAATTGACATCAAGTCTGATGGCAGAAGGGGTAATTCATGACGTACATGATCACCTCAACAAGACCACTAAATCAGGTCGTAGCGCCTCGTTTACCCAACGCCCCTATCCAGTACGAGCAAAAACACATAGACGCGTTAAACAACGTTTTACGCCTATATTTTAACCAAGTAGATGGAATCTTAAAACAGCTTCAGTCGGACAACGAATTTTTTACGGTCTATACCGTAGCGACCCTACCGAGTGCCTCCACATCTGGGGCTGGAACTAGGGCCTTTGTATCGGATGCTTTATTACCCGTGTTTGGGTCTATAGTCGTAACAGGCGGAGCAGTTAAAGTACCCGTGTATTCAGACGGAACCAATTGGAGAGTGGGATGAAATATTGGTGTGATAATTCCCCAGTAAGAACGCATTTCTTAAATGCGTGGAGCATTCTTTTCCCCGCTTGGGAGAAAGTGTTTGCTGCTGTAGCAAATCATTACAAACCAAATATTGATGACTTGAGCTTGGTAAAGAGAATTGAAAAGTTTGTTGACCAAGAAACTGCTCATGCCAACGCCCACCACAAACACAACGAGCGGTCAGAAATAACAGAACTAGAGAAGCAACAAGAGCGCAGGGCGCAGGTTGCCATGAGAAAATTAGGGCATCCCATGTGGCTTGCTACTATGGTATCTATTGAACACTTAGCGGCTTGTTGCTCTAGAACTTTTTTGAAGTTGTACGGGCATAGAGAGGAAAGAGAATTTAAACTTTTTGCTTGGCACGCAAGGGAAGAGCTAGAACATAAAAGTTTGGCTATGGACTTGTGGACATCCTTGGGCCATGACAGAAAAACATTAAGAACAGCGCTGATAGCAAACCAGAAATTTATATGGAGTTTTGTGCTTTTGTACGTTTATAAGAAACTAAAAGAAGAAAAGCTATTATTGAATTCATTTGTTTGGTTTGAAATTTTTGTGGTTGGATTTATTGTTTTTTGGGGAATATTTGTTCCGTCATTTAAAGTTTACTCAAGCAATTTTCATCCCGACAATCAAAATGACTCAATTTATATGGTGACAGCATGAACAAAAGAATGATTCCGGGCGGTAAAGAAAAATTGCCAATAGAAAAAATAGTTGAAATAGATTTGGAAAGAAACTATTCTGGACAAGATATAACTGCTGCTCAAGGTTTAAAACTTTTGGAGCGGTACTTGTCTGAAGGATTTGCTTTGGAAAGAGTCGGGAATACTGTTTTTATAAACAAACCGGTTGATAAGCAAACAATTCTTTTTCACACGGTAAGCGCAGACAATGTTAAAGCATTAAACCATGCTGCAATAATATTTTATATTTATAAAAAAGATCAAGGGTTTCAAAAAGCCATTACATATTTTGACAGTCCCGCCGTTGCTAGTTTATTTGATCAACCATTTGATGAAGTTCAAGAGGTCAATGATGAAAATGGTAAATATATTGCAATTGTGCACATGGATCAAATGAAAACAGAGGGGGGTGCATAATGAGTTGGGCAAATAATTTTTTCAGCAATCCAATTCAAGCCGTTAGCAATGAAATTCAAGCCGTTGTAGATGCCATACCAAATATTGATAGTAATCTAAATATTATACCAAAAGTATATGGGGGCGGCGGCGGTGGGGGATTTTGGGGAAACCCTCTTGGAACTCTTGTCGACACAGCCTCTAATATTGTTAAAGGCGCATCTGACACTTTGCATCAAGTAACTGCTCCAGTATTAGACCCCGTATCAGATGCTATCCATGATATCGGAACAACGGTAGCCAAAAGCCCAATTCTTAGCACTGCCGCTGTAATTGCGTTAACACCATATATTGGTGCTCCTGCGGCTGCTGCGCTTGTTTCTGCAAATGCTGGAGCGCCCCCAGAAGTTATTGCAAGAAATATGGTTTTGGCTGGAGTTGCTTCTGAAGTGGCGCAACAAGTTGCTCCAGAAGTTTCTAGTATGACGGGAAGCCCAACTGCTGGCACAGTTGCCGGACAAGCCGCTGGTTCCGCTACAACCGCTGCGGTTACTGGCAGAGATCCAATCCAAGCCGCCTTGAACGCCGCTATATCTGGTGGTGTTACTGCCGGAACAAACGAAGTGCTAGGGCAAGTAGACGGATACAGCGACCTTACCCCAACTCAACAGAAGGCAGTATCTGCTGCCGTATCTGCGGAACTTCAAGGCAAAGACCCTACTGCCGCTTTAATTCAGGGCGCCATAAATATTGGCAAAGAAAAAGTACAGGATGAAATAAAATACGCCAAGTACGACGATATGGACTTTGGTGTCAATCAAGGTGCTGTAGATAAAGTCAATGCGGAGCAAGCGCAGAATGACTTCTATGATTCTATAGGCATAAATCCTGATACGGTTAAGGATACTGCTCCGGCTACGACGGATGTGGTTGACCAGCTAGTTAATGCTGGAATGCAGGAAACTCCTCCTACGGTTCAAGACATAGCTACTATAGGTGGACAACCCGTAACGACTAGCCCCGGCGAAGAAGCCCCAGCGGACTTGAGTAAATCTGGCGTCATGATGCCAGATGGTAGTTATAAGACTTGGGCCGAGTTAGATGAACTGGCTGGCGTTCCACCCGGCACGATTTACACCGATGGCGGCACGACAATTACAGAAAAAGAATTACAGGATATCCTGAACGGTACTTATACAAATCCTAAACAAGTACCAAAGCCGGGAACGGGTACGCCTAAACCACCTGCTCCGACTCCAACCCCTAAACCGACTCCTGTTCCAACTACTCCAGCGCCGACTACTCCTGCTCCGGCGACACAGCAGAACAATTCGGCAAATATGCTGGCGCTATTAAGTTTGCTGCAACCGCAACAACAGCCACAAATACAACAGCCAGTTCAGGGTGCTGATGTAAAATTGATGGAAGATATATTTGGTACTAATTTTATTACGCCCCGTCCAGAGGGCACAAAGAAATACTCTAGTGGCGGAGAAATTGAAGCGCTACTACACTTATTGAGGAGTTAAGATATGGCTATACCAGACTACACAGATTACCCCGGGCTTGATAGTGATTACGTAATTGGAGACTATCCCGGATCGGAAATTATTCCGGAACTTACAAATACATCTCCAGTATATACAGACAATATATATGGAATTCCACTTACAGCAGAAGAGTTGGCCTTAATTACGGCACAATCTAACGCGGAAAATGACCTTGGTGGAGTTCCGGGCTCAAGCGCTACTGGAGGTGCAAGCATTCCTAGCAGTTGGTGGGATCAATTATCGGGTGCGGCTAAAAACGTTTTTCTTAAAAAAGATGCAAACGGTAAACCAATTCCGGGCGAATACGACATTGGTAAAATTCTGACCGCTGGTGGTGGAGTAGCTGGAGCGGCGGCTGGCCTTCTTGGTGCTAATAAGCCTACGACTACTCCGTCTGGCTATCAGGGTGGGATTCCACAATTAACTGCTGTGCGTGCCGCGCTTCCTCAACAGGCTCGTACACCTTATACCGGACAGCCAGCTATGGGCCGTAGGTATTTCACAGATACACAATACGTGGCTCCCGCTCAAGCTGCGACAACTTTGCAAAATCAATTAAACCAAGGTAATGCTATTGCTCAGAAACAAGCCGCTCAGGGCGCTGCACTGGGGGATAATGGAATGACAATTGATAATCAATATAGGCCAGATCCAGCGGCAGTTTCCGCTTATATTGCCTCCGGAGAAAAGCCAAAAATGGAAAATTCTTCTGCGGTTTATGCTGCACACGGAGGGCTTATGGCCGCTAAAGGAACTTATCTACGTGGGTCTACCGATGGTATGGCTGACGAACTCAACACTTCTATCGAGGGCAAACAGCCCGCCAAGTTAAGTCATGGGGAGTTTGTGGTGCCCGCAGACGTGGTGTCTCACTTGGGTAACGGCAACTCTGACGCCGGTGCGAAGAAACTGTATCAGATGATGGACCGTATTCGCGTGGCTCGTACCGGAACGAAGAAGCAGGGTAAAGAAATCAACCCAGATAACTTCATGCCCGGCGGTAAAGTCGGCTATGCTGAAGGCGGAATAGCAACATTTGCAGATGGTGGATTGACCTCTAACGTACCATCAGGAACTGCTTTAGCTGGTGGTCTTACGGGTTCGGAATCAAACCTTTCTAACTGGGCTGGTCCATATGTAACAAACATGCTGGGTCAGGGTCAAGCCATAGCTAATCAGCCGTATCAAGCGTACGCGGGTCAACTTACAGCGGGTACTTCTCCGCTCCAGCAGCAAGCGTTCCAAGGCGCTCAGGGTCTGTCCACTCCCACCAACATGGGCGGGTTTAACGCTCAGTCCTTTACGGGTCAAGGTACGGCACAGCAGTACATGAATCCTTACTTACAAGCGGCTCTGGATCCACAGTTGGCCGAGGCTCGTAGGCAGTCTCAGATCACGCAGACGCAGAACGCGGCTAAGTTAACTGGCGCAGGTGCTTACGGCGGTGGACGACAGGCTATTATGGATGCCGAGACACAAAGGAATCTCGCAACTAATCTCGCAGACATTACTGGTAAGGGCTACATGAATGCCTACGACAAAGCCATGCAGCAGTTCAACACAGAACAGCAAGCCGCTCAACAAGCTCAGAACCTTACCAACCAGTACGGTCTTAACGTGCTCGGCCAACAAGCTGGTTTGGGTCAGGCTCAACGAGGAATTGAATCCGAAGCTGTTGCCGCAGAAAAAGCTCAGTTTGAAGAAGAAAGACTTAATCCCTACAAGATGGTTCAGTTCCAGCAATCGCTGCTTAGCGGGCTACCTTTGGCGGCACAGACTTACAATACGGCTCAGCCTAGCTGGCTACAGAGTTTGGCTCAGGGCGCTACTTTTGGAGCCAATAGTTTGGACGCCATACTTAAAACACTTGGACTTTCATCTGGTCAAACAAGCACAACATCCGCTGGAAAGACTTAAGGATATATTATGCAAACTACAGTTAACGACATTGCATCTTTGTTCATGGGGAACCCCGGTGCGCTTCAGAATAGGATCCAGAAAGAGCAACAGGCCAAGCCGGGGATTCCTCCTGACTTGAAAGAACTGCTCGCCCTCCAGCAGATCCAAGAACAGCTTCAGGCATCTCAGCAGCAACAGGCTTTACAGAACCCACAGAACCAGCCCACCGTAGCTCAGAGCCTACAGCAAGCAGCTAAACAGGCGTTGATGGCTCGTCAGGTACAAGCCCAGCAAATGCAGATGGCTAAAGAGGGACAGATGGGTTTACCTCAAGGACTACCCCAACCGCAGCGTCAGCCAGAGATGGGACTAGACCAGATCCAATCTAACTTGGGCGAGTACTATGGTGGTGGTATCGTGGCGTTTAAAGAAGGTGATTTGGTAGAAAAAATTCCCGGCCAGTCAGATTACGTCGCCCCAGAAGGCGAAAATATTGATAGCTCGGAACTAGAAAGAAACATTAGAAACACCATACTGGCTAGTGGCGCAAGCATCTCTAGACTTGCTACTGCCCCGCGTCAGGCTTTGGCTTTGTTGAGCGAAGCATTCCACAGGGGTTCTCCAAAATCAGAATCTGTTTCTAACAATCGAAAAGATGATGGTAATGCTCCAACCGCAGAAGAAATTGAGGCCGCAAGTAAACCGTACATTGGTTATCGCAGTCCCCCAAGACTTGCTGGACAAGAGCCCAAGAAATACCAAGAGCTCGAAAAAATAATGCAGCAATCTGAAACCCCTTACGATGCTAGCACTGCGACACGTAGGGAAAGCTACAAAGAAGCGCCACAAAAGCTATTGGCACCAGCACCAAGGCCAACTGGAATTGCTGCTTTGCCCGCAGCAAAGCCAACCGCTTCACCTGAAGCCGAGAAACCCGCCGTTGGTGAAATAAATAAACCAACAGCAGCGCAAAAAATATTTGCAGCACGTATGGCGGAAGATCCTGAGCAAGCCGCAAGAGCTATGGCAACTAAATTTACGACAGATGTTGGGCCTCAAGGATTTAACGAAGAGCGTGAATTAATTAAAGAGCTTCAAGCACGTCGTGCAAATATTGGTAAGGGTACGAATCCTCTAATGGATCTTTTGGAGGGCATAGCCACATCTGCTCCGGGCCGTGGAGGGATTCTTTCTCAGGGCGCAGAAGGTGTGCGTAACGCTCGCGCTATGCAAATGCAGAGAGAACAGCAGAACATGGATATGCTCAAGGAAATCCTTGGTCAGCAGAAAGTCATCAGCACAGGAGAGCGTGCTTACAAGAAAGACTTGTTTGACTTGTATCAAACCACCTACAAAGATGTGTATAAGAATACATTTGAAGCAGCTAAAGCACAAGATAAGAGCGATAGTGATGCAGCCAAATTGGCGCAAGACGCGGCAGAATATGCGGCAAGGAGAAAGAGCGAAGAACAAATTGCAAAAGACAGAAATGAAAATGCTCTTAGAGTTGCAAACATTAACGCGGCCAGCAGGAAAAGCGATGATGCTATTTTAAATCTTTCAAAGGCTGATGCCGCCGTAACCAATAGAGTTAGATCAGATGAGGTAATTAACACATTACAAGAGCGTCTGAAGAAACTTGGAGATATGCCAACAAAAGAAAATGCGATAGAGGCAAAGCAAATAATGAAAGACATATCCGATAGGCAATCTCAAATTATGAAGGAGGTTTACGGTCGATATGGAATTAAGGACTTGGATGATGCTAAAATTCCAGAGGCCCCCGGCACAAAAAGTTCCGGAAACCGCGCCCCATTAAGTTCATTCCAAAGGTAACTATATGGCTTTTGATGTTGTAGGTGCCAAGCAAGCCGGATATTCTGATATAGAAATTGCAGAGTTTTTGGGGCAACAAAAAAACTTTGATACACCGGCTGCAATAAAAGCTGGGTATTCTCCTTCGGAAATTATTGGGCATTTAGGTGCATCAGAACCGCCCGCTGTAAAAGGCGAGACTGGTTTCCTCCCATCCGTATACCGTGGCGGGCGTGGCCTTGCTTCGCTTGCAACAGATGTAATTCCGGCTATGGCGGGTAAAGCAGTTGGCGCTGAAGAGTTTGCTAATAGGAAGATGCAGGAAGCAGCAAAGTATCAGCAGCAGACTGAGCAACTTTACCCCGCTGAAGTGGCATCATATAAAGACATCAAGGACGTAGGATCATTCCTAACGTATGTCAAAGAAGCTATTGGTGAAGCGGTTCCATCTATTGTGCCGAGTATATTTACCGGTGGCGCTGCTGCCGTATTAGGGCGTGGAGCTACCGCTGCCGCACAACAAGCCGGTACAGCTTTGGCTAGGCGCGAACTTCTTGAAGCTACGGCTAAAGGAACTTTGACAAAAGAATTGCGTGATGAAATTAAAGAAAAAGCAATTCAAGCTGGCGCTAAAGCCGCTCAGCAATCTGTGCTCAAACAACAAGCCGCTGGTGCTTTAGCTGGATCGGCTGTACAAAACATACCCGATGTGTATCAAAACATATACGAAACAACGGGCCAACAGGATCTGGGTGCGGCGATTGCATTTGGTTCGTTTAACGCAGCATTAGATGCAATCACACCGTTTAACGTATTACGCAAGATGCAGAAGTCTGGCTTGGGTCCAGAAGAAATTGCGGCAGCGTGGTACAAGCGTGCGGGTAAGGGCGCCGCTAAAGGATTTGTTACGGAGGGTGGAACAGAAGCCCTTCAGGAAGTTTCATCTGCTGCGGCTGAAAAGTTTGTAGATGAAAACCAAGATTTCTTTTCAAGCAAGAATTTTGATCGCTTCATAAATGCCGGATTAAAGGG